TTATGTATTGAAAATCTCCAATTTTCTTTGTCCAGACCTCCTTTGCATCTTATAATTCGCCGTAAACACTTCAGTCTTCTTCTTACCGCTTCCTTTATTTACCGATACATTCATCTCTTTACTTAATGTGATCCACTTATGTTCTTGCGTGAATTCACTGAGGATGTCTGAAGGATATGAACTTAAAAGAAACTTGCCCTCGATCTTTGAAAGGGCGTTTAAAAGGTTTTTAAAATCCTCCCTTGAATAACCGTCATAATGTCCGCAGTCGCTATTGAAGTATGGAGGATCAACGTAAAAGAACGAATCCTTGCTGTCGCGCGAGTTTATAATCCTCAAAGCATCCGTACACTCTATTTGAACATTCTGAAGCCTGTAAGCAAGCTCCTCGGTAAAAGATTCCCTTTTATTAGCTATTTTCTTGCTTGTGGTGCCCTTCTTTACATCATAACCCCACGTCCCATCAAGAATAGCACTAAATGATTGTGCGGCCAGAATCCAGACCGCCCAGGCGCGTTTTATTTCAGTAAAAAGATGTGGGTTTTCGTAAATAACCTGAGCATCCTTATGAAGCCTGCGACTATGCAATGAGATACGCACCTCTTTCTCAAGGCTTACAAAGTCGTTTTGAACTGTCCTGTAAAAGTTAACCAACTCACTGTTGGTATCGTTAATTACTTCCACAGGCGACGGTTCCTTATAAAAGAAAACAGCTGCGCCACCGCAAAACGGTTCGCAGTAAAGCGTATGCTCCGGTATAATGTCTATAATGGTTTCACATAACTTTTGTTTACCGCCATAGTAGGTAATTGGCGTCTTAATTCCAGACTTTTCCATGATTTAATGATTTTGGGGTTACTTGCCTTGTTTCCCCTCATCATATCATTCCATCTCCCTTATCTTCACACAAAGCGATACATTGTCAATTGTTACCATACAATTGGTTTCTAGCAGGGTGTTAACCTTAGTTAAAAACGCCTTTGCATTATCGGAAAATGGTAAATCATTATCCTGTTCTAATCCTATCGAATAACCTTGTGGCGTTTCAACCAAGGCAAGCAATTCCTTTTCTTCCTTAGTAAAACCAACACCATTGAATATGTTATTTGCAAGGATCATCTCGTCTATTGAATCCGAGTGGTATATTTTTAGGAACTTCCTTAGCTCCATCCGTTCTTTAATTGATAGTTTCATAATATTATGGTGTTTTAGCCAATCGTCCGGTAGTTCGGTGAACCCACAACGGTTTGAATCCATTTCCGTAACCGTCACCCTCGTCTAAGTCCGAATAATTGGGCAATGTTTTAATATAAGCTAATATAGTGGCTCCGCTGATGTCCGCATATATGCGATTCGTGGCATTTTTTATATCCAGTTGAGAAGCTGACAGACTCGAATAAACAGCAGCGTCTGCTGTAGGGCAGCTAACTTTGGTTGTTGCTTCAATGGTTGGTGCGGTTACCTTTGTAGATGCCTCAATGGTCGTGCCTGTAAACCTTAATGAAGTAGCAAGTATCCGCTCACCTTTAGCCAGATTCCAGGCCCACGAAAGTACATTCACATTCCCTTTAAGAATAGCCATATCTTGAAAGAAAGATGAATCGCCCGGTTCCGTTTGCGCAATCTCTATAATACGAGTATTTCCGTTTATTTCAATAGTTTTACCAAATGAGCCACTGGTTTCGATACCTAGTTGCAACAACCCGTTATACAATTGTGCTGTGAGTCGTGAATTCCCAGTAAATGTTCCGTTACTTTTAATCGTCGCACTGCCAAAGTAAGCATCTCCGTTATGAGTTACCCTAAAGTTGGCAGTTGCCCGGTTTGCCATAGATGCCCCAAGCCACAATCCTACTTCAGTACCAGCGGTTCCGGTTGCGCCACGCATACCACCCCACTCCACATTATTTGCATCCTTCACCCTAAAGCTACCAGCAGATACAATCCCATTATCAATAGTCACCTGCGTACTATCGTAATTAACCCGCTTGGCCCAGTCCGCTGCGTTAAAATTTCCGGTTAGTCTTTGTACCACGCATGTTTTATGGTCGGTGCCATCGTCCCAGGTATCGCCTACCTTGTAAGGTGTTGTAGGCTGTGCAGTAAAGTTCTTATGCTTAGAGTCTGCCAGATTGTAAGCATTAGCCGCATTAGTTAAAGCAGAGTCGGCAACCGTCTGAGCATAGTCCGCGTCTGCCTGCGCTGCATCTGCCAGTGTTTTCGCCTTGGCTGCAATTGCGTTCAAAATGCTGGTGCGCTGGGTATAGTATGTTATAAACTTTTGGCGGAGTGTCGATCCTCCGTTCGTACCTAAATCCCAGGTGGAAGTTAAACTATTCAGGTTACTGCCAATATATCCGTACAGGTCGTAAAAGCTGTTATCATAGTTAGTACGCGAGATTCCAAATGTGTACGCCTGTGTATCGATATTGATAACTTCCGCCTGAATGGTGTCAAATTCCTTCTTAATTGCCGACTTTTCTGAGGCTGTTACCTTGTCGTCGCTGGCTATGTCGTTAATTAAAGCATTGGCAGTATTAGCCGAGGTCTGTGCGTTGGTTGCAGCCGTCTGTGCATTGGTTGCAGTTGTTTGCGCGGCTGTAGCTGCTGCCTGAGCCGTGGCTGCATTGGTTAAGGCAGAGTCGGCCACCGTTTGCGCGTAATCTGCATCTGATTGAGCCGCATCTGCTAGTGCTTTCGCTTTGGCTGCAATGGCGTTCAATAATGCGGTTTTTGCATTCAAAAACGTTTCCCAGGTAGTACGATAGGTCCCGCCTACTATGGTGGTATTTACACTCAGGTTGCTATCGGCTATCCATGCGGGAACTCCCGAACTCCATGCCGTTCCGTTATTCAGGTAGTTTGCAAGTGCCTGGAAGGCGTTGTCGTAAGCCGTTTTCTCGGTGGTTATCCCGAAGGTGGTTGCCTGGCTGTCGATGCCTGCTTTTTCAGATGCAGACGTATTCCATCTCGAACGCTCGCCGCTCTTTTCAACGGGCGAAAGTATGTTATCACTTACCACGTTTGCAATATATGTCAACGCGTTGTTTGCCGATGTCTGTGCGGCGGCTGCATTTGCTAAAGCCGAGTCGGCCACCGTTTGCGCATAGTCTGCGTCTGATTGGGCCGAGGATATCGACGTTTCAATTTGGGTATCTGTCTTACCGCTTCGAAATGTGATCTTTCCAACGTATTCCCCGGTATTCACGTTTAGGTAACTCAACCCGTCGTCACTGGTGAGTATTCCTTTGATGAATTTCCCATTAATCTGAGCCTGTCCGTACGTCAATGAAATACCTCGCACGCCCTCAAACACTGAGTGTAATATGCCTAAAAGAAAGTAGTAGTAGGTAGGATCGGAATCCGTTTTACGTTGAGCTGTATCTAATACCAATATCCCTGTATTTGCAGCAGACTTGGTACATTTTGCGTATATATAGTAATAAGCGGAAGGGGTTAGATTATTTACAGTATTAGCCGTAATAGTCCACACGTTATCTAAAGCAGTATGAGCGACCACTCCCGCACCCAACCGGCAGGAATTCGCATTGCCTCCATAATTCGACTCTATGAGGCAGTTCGTTGACAGGTTACCGGACTTGGAACCAACCGACAACATCGAGGTTTCAATGCTCAGCGGTTTTATTTTATCAGTATCAAAATAGCCATCAGGGTCGAACACCGCCGAATAAAGCTCCTGCGAATTGCGCCAGTTTCGTTTGGCGCGGGCAATATCGTCGAGGCGGTTAACTACGATCAACCGTTTAATATTCTCAAGATCGTTTACTACAGTGGTAAACCGTTGCGGCGCGAGGCTGTCAGAAAGATCAAACTTCCAAATATGTTCCGTTTCAAGATTTCGCGTTAAGGCTGTTATCTGGATATCCTGATCCACGCCGAGCGGCGTATCCTTTACATTCACATAGTCGCCTACGTCCAGAGTTATCGCGGTTTGCTTCATGTATATGGGATCAACGTCCAGCGCGTGCAATACATGAGGCTCATCATTCTGGTGTAGGTATTCCGTTCCCTTTGCAAGAAGTTCGTCCTCGGCATGTGTAATATACCACTGAGGCATGATGATGTCGATAAACACAAAGCTGTCGCCTACATCGGGTTTCTGTGTATCATTAGGCAGTATGTAGTTTTCAATAGTGCCTGCATTGGACACGGATTTTTCCTGGTCGAGTTGTTTCAGTACAACTTCCTTGGTGTCGTTGTCATAGCTTACTATTTCGAACTCATACCCCGCCAGTAACCCGGTATTGAAATGCACCTTTGCCGAGGTGCCAGGCATAAGCTGCGCGTTTATGTCGAAATTAATATCCGTGCACCTGAAGGTCTTGTAATCCGTTACCGAGGTAATGGCTCCGGTAAACCGCGGGTATATATCGTCAAAGTTGTACGCCCGCTCAATAATCCCGTACTTATCCACATTGCTTTCAATGTAGTCGCCTTCAATCTTTAGCCGGGTGGAATAGTTCCGGTAATTCGCCGGTATGTTACGGGTTCCGCCGTACACATACAAGCGGGTAATTACATCCTTTGAATCGACCTTCTTTCGTGTTAACTGGTAAAGGCCGTTACCTTTACCATAGCTGAAGGAATGCACAGCCTCCTGTGTAAACGTATCAACGCTGATCGTTTTATCCTCGCTTACCCTAAAGTCAAGTTTATACTCATCGCTCAGGCGTTGTAAAACGGCTAAACAATTCTCGTTTGAGAATTGCAGCGTCTTGGTTTCTGTATTACCGGCAACGGAACCAACCGACCAGCCTTGAAAGATTCGGTTTGCATTGGTCACAAGTTGCGTCACAAAGAACGACAGATCACCGGTGAGAATAAAATCGCCGGATATACCGTCCATATATTGCACCTTACGTAAGTCGTACATGCGACTTTCGAAGATCAGGTCGTATTGATAGTTTCTATTCGACTTTTTAATGTAATCCGGCACCACGTTGAGCGTGTAACGCCTGCCGAACACCTCAATGTAATCGCCGATGCGAAGGTCGGCTGTCTCTGTTAAGGCTATGGTTATCTGGCAAACGTCCTCACCGTTAAGCTTCCGGCTCAGTTGCGAACCGGAAAGCGCATTAACGTTGAGGACGATCTCCGAACCTCTGTAAATGGCGATATACATTTTTATCTCCCTACGTAAATTTTACCCCTGTACCTGTATTGTTTGCCCATCCTGATATAACACTTGCCACGCCCTCCGGTAACAACGGGTGCCGGATTGTAGTCCTTCAGCATAACCATCGACGAAAAAGGCTGTAGCGTGATATTACCGGTGTACTTGGTACCCTTAATATCTATCATCGCCTGCGTAAGCGTTACAGTCTTTGTGGTGCTGGTTGGGTTGAATTCAAACTGGAAATCAGCCAACGAGGTCACAGCCTGGTAACTCTTATCGGAATGAGCATCCTTCCCGGAGAAAGCTTTCCACGCAGCCAGCGTCTTTAACCAGTTCGGAAACCCTGCGTTAACAAAAACCACCGTTGTTTCGGCGTAGGGCCGTGCGTAATAGTTAGAGTCGGCTGAGAACGCCGCGCGGTACTTCGTGGTGTCCGAATAGTAGATATAAAGGCACTTCTGATAATCCAGCGAGCCCGATCCGTTTGTTTTGGCAACAAACGTATTTTTATTAATCACGTCGCCGGTTGGTATGGGTGCCGTGCCTCCAAAGTACTGGTAGGTAAACTGCGATTCCGTATTGTTAAAACAAACATTTTCCCGGATGATGTTATTACCGGCAGAGGTTACATAGATACCCGATCCGGTATTGTTCGAACACGAATTTTTATATACCAGTATATTGCCAGTTCCCTGATCCAGGTAAACGCCGTGCGCATGATGCACGAACGTGGAACCCTCTACCGCTGCAATACCGTTAAGGCATACATTGTTCAGAATACGCCCGTAATGGTACGCGCTACCGGTAGCTGCAAACAGGTAAATACCTCCACCATCGTCAATCACGGAGCAGAACGTATCCACGTAATTATACTGGATATGCACCGTGTCCGACGCCCAGCAGGATATACCGTTGAATCCTACATTTGTGATCTTATTATTCAGTACCGTCCACTTAGCTACGTTGCCGCAATCGATGGTACCGTTCGCCATGGTGTACGTTTTATTGTTACGCATGCCGTGGAACAGGCCGATTTTAGTAACCGTATTGTTCAGAATCGAGTCATTCGCACCGAATGAAGTTTCAATCGCGGTGGCGTTAATATCGCTGAACGTGCTACCACTTACGGTAAGGTAATTAATCAGCACGTATATACCAGTTACACCGTTTTGATTGAAGGTGCAGTTTTTAACTTTAACGTGGTGGTACCTGGGCGAGTGATCCCAGCAGTACATCGCGTTACTGTTTGCCCCGATAAACTGAAGATTTTTGAATACCAGGTAATTTGAATTGATCGTTACCAGGTTCTCAACCGTCGAAAGCTTCACGTTGCTAGGCTGCGATGTACTGTATATGCGTACCTTCCCGGTTGTGGCATTGTAAAACCATTCGTTTTGCTGGGTGCAGCAACGTATATCATTCTGGAAAAAGAATCCGTTACCTGCTGACATAGTCTCACCTATACTACCAAACGTTAATGTTGAAGTTGATTGAGCCGTAACAAACGACCGCTTCAGGTGAAACGCCTGGCTACGGATTACCACCTCTGCACCGCTCCAATCCGGCGAGCCGGTAAGATCGCTACTTGTGAGCGAGGTATATCCCGACGACGTTTGAAACGTGAGATACCCTTTATTCGCTGCCGTCACCTTTGGGTAACGACCCATAGGCATATTCACTCCGCCAATCGTGAGCATATTGCAAAACGTAAGTGAGGATACCGAACTGGTACTTTCCCAGATATTACTACCTAGGTTAGTCCACGCGCTAACCGAAGTAAACCCGCTTATAATCGGGTTGGCTCCGGTACCATAAGCCGCAAATACTATCGAACTGGTCGAGTTTCCCGACCATATTGTAGTAAACGATCCGTAAAACGTATCTCCTCTCCGGAATAGTATTGAATCGCCAGCAACGAACGAACCTGCGTTAACCTTTGTTAAGCTTGCCCAGGGTGTCGCCGTCGATGTTCCGTTATTTGAGTCCGAACCTGCATTACTTACGTAATAGTTCGTAGCCGCCGCCCCCATACTATAAAGGAGCGCGGCAATAATGATCAGTTTTCTCATTAGTACAACCACATTACTGGTACATATCCGGTGCCGCTTAGCGCAGATGCAGCGAGCGGACTTCCAAACGATGTTTGCGATGCAATTTTAGATTCAGGCTGAAACTGGTATGGAAATAAATTAGTCATAGCCTGACCGTAGTTCACAAGATTAAAAGCAGGTACCACCGGCGCAGTGGTTTGGCTTGCAGACGAGTAACTCCAAAATACTGCATAAATACCAGGGTTTAAAGTCTGTGCGGCACCGAAAGCAATAGTCCTTATCCCGGCTGACTTCCATAACGTCGTGTCGGTGCCCTGGCTCGCTGTTATCTTCGTCCAGTTGCCGGTACTTGTAGAGTATGAATAAATAATTACGCCGTTTAACCCGGTGGCACTTTTGGCAATAAACACGCCTGCGGTGGTTACATTAATTTTAACGCCGGTTACTGTGGTCGTATCATCCAAAGTAAAAACACTAGAACGCACGGTGTTGGATACCAAGGTTTCGTTGCTGGCCCCGCCTGATTCGGTGGCGAACAATGGTAATGCTTTGCAATTGGCGTCAAATCCAAACTGAAGTAACCGGTTTAAAAACTTGTTATTCCGCTGCACCCATTTGGTGTTGGCTGCCTGGTACGAATAATCTCCTTTAGCGGCTGCCTCAACTATGGGCGACCCGATATTGATACCGGTAAACGTATTAAACGAGTCCGGTTTGTTTGCGATATCAGAATAGGCAATTGCGCGGTACGCTCCATTATTGGAAAGGAAGGACGTTCCGTTGCCACCGGTAACCAAAACTGCCACTTTGGTGGCTAGCGTTGTGGTAAAGGCGGTACTTTGCTGAGTTGCGTCGGCAAACTCAATTTTATCCTTCATTACTATTTTGGAGTTCTTTTTAGCTTTGATGATCTGCACCCGTAAGGTGTCGGTACTGGTACGCGTTTGTGCGTTCATAATCACAAACGATAGCGAAAGTATCGCGATGGACAGAATGAATTTTTTCATGGTATCAGAATTTTAGAATTTTATACAGCATGGTGCAAGGCGAAGCCGCAACGGCTTTAAAACCGAGCCTTGTCTTTTCGGTTATAAGCACGCTAACGTCTCCGGCATCGTCAGTGCATTGTTTAAGCACTTCGAAGGAAGCGTTAGTAAGGGGCGGATCAAAAGTAATGACGTTGTCTCCTTCATTTAAGAGTATCCGCGTGTATCCGTTCTGGTAAGTCACTGGTTGAGTCATGGCTTTATCGTTAAAATTTGATTATCTGGTAAAGCATCGTACTTGCTGAAGCTGCGGTGGCGGTAAATCCGTTGTATGTCTTATCGGATATTACCACGTCCACATTACCGGCCTCGTCAAAGCAATTGCGGAATATTTCAAAATCCGCAGAGTCCAGGGCGTCGTCGAATACAACCGCATTTGCCCCTTCATTCAGATTCACACGGTACACCCTTCGCGAATCCACCAGATCCTGCAAAAAGGCTCCGAGCCTTTGGGCAGAATTGGCACCGGGAACCATCTCATTTTTAATAGTAGCCGCCGATGTCTGTAATTGAGGATAGGTTTTTACACTCATGTTACTGCGCTGGTTGTTCGGTTATATCGGGCAATTCTTTTTCAACCGGGGCAGGTTGTGGAGGTGCAGGAGGCGCAGGAGGTTCAGGTTGAGGTAAAGGTTGAGGAGATACCGGCGTCGAATTATAAAGCATTTCATTTTTATCGGCACTGCTTTTGGATGTGCCGAAAAAGTAGGAAACTACCTGAGTAAAGGCTGCGATCAGAGTACCAACTACCAATTGAAGCAAGCTCTCGTTATCCTTAGGCATCGGCCTAAAAATCAGAAAGGCCACAATTACCAATATTGTAACCACAATGAGCGCGCCCAGCGCATACATAAATAAGTCTTTAGTTTTCATATCGTGTCAATTAAAGGTTTCGTCAAAAGTGAAATCGAATATTCGTATGGAGCTGCTGAGTTCCGAAGCCACATCGATGCAGTCGGTAGCGGCTAAGGAGGTGATACCGTCAACGCCGCCATACACAACGATGCAGAATGTGCCAGCCGATTGGTAATTGTGTACCTTCTCAGCCGTACCTATCACATAATCAAACGAACCATCGCCCCAGGCTATGGTAACCGGCTTGGTGGTGGTAATGGCTAGCGATGAGCTTCCGGGTGCATTCTTTATGGTGTAGAACTGTTTGGTAACAGGCTCCGGGTTTTGCAACGAAAGCGACAACTTAGCCGCCATCGGGTTCGCGTTTAAATTAGTGAGTAGTTCCGGCGTTACTTCGTCTGCCAGATATACCAGGAACAACCCCGGAATCCCTGCCATCTTTAAGCTTTGCAAACCTGGTTTCAGAAACTGGCTTAAAAAGGAATTTAAACCCGCCTGCAACCCGGTAAAGCTGTCCGACTTCATCACCACGTTAATCTTAATATTTCGGGCTTCCACCTTGTAATCGCCGAGGTCTATATCCAGCCCGTTTTCGTCGGCCCAGTTATACTGGAGTGATGGTTTACGCTTTGGCAAACCAAGCAATCCGGTAGGCGAAGGCGTTTCAACCATAGCCCCGAAAATGGCGAAATCGTACCCGTTAATCAGGTACAAGCTTTTATCCGTTGTATAGTTACCAGCCATTTGCCCGTTCAGTTATTAGTTGATTGCTACCCATATTTTTAAGCAAATCCCGGATTTCAGCAATAGGCCTGGTATTCCTTTCAATAAGTACCAGTTGCTTATACCCTTCGGTTGCAATGTTTTTCTGCTCCATGGCGATGATTCGGGTCGCGTTCATTTGCCCTGCAATCAGGTTCGCGGAATCTTCGGAAATGCTTTTAACGGCACCGGATAGAGCTGACGAAGAAGATGAAGAGCTTGACAGGTCAATACCCGCAGCATCAGTCAGATTCTTTAGCCCTATTTGAGCATCGTTAGTTATCTGTTGCAAATCGGCACGTAGCTTAGTTATTTCTTCGTCGGTAAGCTTACCATCACTTTTCGATGCTGCGGCAAATTCATCGTACCAGCCTTGCAGTTGCTTTTCAAGAAACTGTCTTGAAAATGAATTCAAAACAGACTTTTTCATTAAGTCTTCAAAATTGGTCGAGAATTCTTCAGCACTCATTGTGCCATCTGCAAACGCGTCCTGTATGGCTGATAATAATGAATCGTAAGTGGTGCCGGTAAGATCGGCATTCATGGAGTTTTGAATCTCCTTTATCTTATCCTGCACCTCCTGATACTTATTAACGTAGTCGTCCAGTACCTGAAAATCTTCAGGTGTCAAAAAAGCATATTTACCGCCAAGTTTATTCGTCAGATAATCGTCGCGCATGGCTATTAAATCGGCCATACTCATCTTTGATAAATCGGCAGCTTTAGCAGCAACGCTATTCGCATTTCTGAATATTATCTCCTGCGCATGTACATTTGACTTTGCCTGATTTTCAATGTTATTTAAATCGGTTTGAAGGTTAGCAATTGCCGCATCTTTGTTCGTTATCTTCTCAACACCTTGTAAATCTTTTAAAGATGCCGTTTGCGCCTCAATCAATTTTGTTATGTTTTCAAGATATCGCTGTTGTGCGGCATAATATGCCAGCATCTTTGAAGAGCTTTCGCTTTCAAATAAATTCGAAAGCTGCCCGAATACTGTCTCAACAATGGTTAGTCCTCCGGATAACACAGAAATGCCTCCCGAAATAGAACTGAAAATACTTTTCGAGTTATCTATTTTGCTAAGTCCGGTGAATATACTATCCACTCCGGTGGCCGCTGCGGTTAACGATTTACCCAATTCGCCACCCACAACCGAAGCAAGTTCATGAACGCCCGATATCATATCGTTTAAACGCTGATTGGTATCGTCGTTTATAGCTCCTTCGATCTTCTTAATGGCCTCCTCGGCTTTTTTGGTATCAGCCCCCTGGAATTTAAGATCATCGAGGCGGGTTTTCCAGTACGCCAGTTCCTTCTTAAGAGCTTCCCGGTTCATCTGATCCAAATCGTTAAGCATCTTTTCATGATCCTTCACGATAGATGCCTCAACCAGCTTCATGCGCGAGCCTAGTTCATCAAGTCCGTTTAGCCGTAGGTAATTGTAATGGTTAACATCTGCCGGATTGGGTGATGCTGCCTGATTGGCAAGGCCAACAATACCCGTGTATTTGTCGCGGGTAATTATTCCAAGCTGCTGATTATAAAAGTCGGCAAACGACTGTTTAACCTTCGTATCGTCAGGTGCCTTTGACATATACTTCAGATCGTTGATGCGTCTTACTCCGGCCTCAATGGTATTGATCTGCTTCTTTATGGCTTCGGTCTGGCGGTCGATGGCGGCTATTTCACTTTTGCTTGTTGCTTCTGTTCTTTCGGTAGCAAGCTCTTTTAATTTTGTTTCAAGATCACCAATTAGCTTTACCTGATCTTTAACGTCTTTTTCACCGAATAATATCTTATCCACCTTGGTAGGCGACTTCAAAAGCTCCTGAATGGCAATGATCTCTTTTCGCAATGATACTAAAATGGTGGCTTTACTTGCATCTCCGCTTTTTGCAAAACCTTGGTTTTCCGCTTCCAAAAGATGCTGTTCCAGTCTCAACTGCTCATCACGGAGAAATTCAGTTGCCTTATTTACATCTTTGTAATCTTTTATAGTATTACTAAGTCGGCGGATATAATCCTCAGCAATTGATTTTGCGGTACCGTTAATTTTATTTATCGCAACGGCGGTCGCATTGGCCTCCGGTGAAAATCCGGAATGAGACATCATGCTTAAAATAAGTTCAAGCTTTTGCCATGCACTTAAGTTTTCCGATGAATTAATAGTTTGGACGGTATCAATAAATTTTGTGGTAGCTTCTGTCAGGGTTATTAAACCTTCCGTAGCTGATTTAAATCCTTGAGATTCCCCCAATTTATTTAATAACTGATCCCATGCGTCTTTTAAGTTTGAAACTTTACCTCCCAGCGTTTCCATTTGCCCTTTCATAGAACCGGAAATACCTTCCATTGATCCGAAAGATTCAACCGCTTTAAGAACGCCGGCTGTCGATTTTTCAACCTCCTCGGTTACACCCCGGAACGAGAGCTTTATTTTATCGCCTTGTAGCGAGGCATTAACGCCGAATTTCTTCCAAACTTCGAGTTCGCCAATATTGAGTAACGCCTCAGATAATTCCTGAAAGGTACGCCCGGTTGAACTGGCAAAATCTCCTGCTTTTATTAGACTTGCTTTCGTAGGGTCAACACCTCTGTTTTTAAGAAGTACGAACGCCTGAGCCAATTCCGTCAATTGAAATGGTGTTTCAACCGCAGTTTGCTTAAGCATTTGCATTGCTTCATCGGCCTGTTTAGAGCTTCCGTAAGCGGTTTTTAAAACAGAAGTGAATTTTTCGAACTCTGATCTTACTTCGATAATTCCTCTACCTAAAGAAGTGATGCTATTGATGCTCAAATAAGCAATTACCGCGGCTCCTATATTACGAATAGCACTATCTAAGTTATTGGCTTCAGCACTTGTTTTATGAAATGCATCTTCCATTCGCTTAGTATGCTTATCCGCATTATTCGCCACGTTCGCAATCGAGTCCTCGATCTTTTTCATTCGCGACTCAACCTCGTCAATCTTGAACCTCACATCAAATTCAATTCCGTCCGCCATTGGTATACTTTCTTAATGTGCGTAACTCGTCTTCTTTAGTTTTAACCACCTTCTTTACCACTGTGCCTTCAACTTCTCCGGGTATCTCTTTGTAAAGCATCAGCAGGTTAGGCCAGTTGATACCCCAAAGCACCTCACGCCACGAGAACCTAAAATATTTTATGCTGTCGCCGACGATGCCCCAGGGGCTATTGTCTCCCCTGTAATATTCTGGCTCATCTCCTTTTTCGGGGCTGTGACGTTTAGCCCTCTTAGGGATATGATAGTACTCAGAAAAGACATGATGTCCGTCTTTTCCAAAATCAAAAGCAGTAAAGCTTCGCCGGTTTTACTGTTTAAATGCCATTTTAACCATATTGAAAGAAGCCTCGAAAACAGGAATATTTTAACCGGGCCGTTGAGTACTGCGTAAGCAGTTATCCGGGCGGATAAATCTGCGTTTTTGCCAATAATCTCGTAACCTGTTTTGATTGGGCTTTTGTTAACCTTTTCCTGGTCGGAGGTTTCCATCTTTGCCATTTTACCCGATATCTTAACCATGGTACCGTAGTACAGCGGGTAAATGGGAATGGCTAATTGTTTCAAGCCAATGAGCCTGATAAGCCCGCGCGTGCGCACATAAAACTTAACCGGCTCATGTAAGATTGTTTCTGCTACCCTGGATTCCATACACTTTTAGTTTAAAAAAAAGGCGTAGAGTTGACTACGCCTTCTCTTATAAGTTATTCGTTAAGGTTCTGTAACGACGAAATTGGATACTCCCGTCTTTGTTGGCTGCATAGCTGTTACAGTTATGTCAACCTTGGCAACTTCCTGACCGGCTACTTTCCAATTGATCTTGCCTTTTACTTTTCCGCGTGGAATTTCGAAGATCACATCGTTTTGGGTAGTCACCTTGAAACTCTTTTCGATAACTGGAACAGTTAACGGACGGTTCCATGTATCCTTAGTACTTACGGTTGTTACCGAACCACCAAGGAACTTAACCAGGTTATCTGGAGTTACATCAACGATGGAAAATTTAAGAGTCAACTTTCCACGTTTTTCAATTACCAGGAACGGGTCGTCGTATTGCTCGCCGTAATGCTCGGTAGCTGTTCCGTCTTCTTCCTGTAGATCGCAGGTATCTTTATAGATGGTTCCGATGTCGGTGAGGACTGTCCCCATATCTCCATCGACAGCTATTGCACCCATCTCAATCTTTTTCACGCCGTAACTATTCAATTCAGCCATGATTTTATGTTTAAGAGGTTTTTAAATTTCGAGTATATGCCGTATGCTATGGCCAGAAGGCTTGCGATAAACCATAGTAAGAGGTAACCGTTAACCGGATTCTTAACCATTACGGTCTTTTGCATCGATTCCGAATGCATTTTATATTGGCTAAAATCGGTACGCACGGTGGTAAGTAGGTTCATGAGGGAGTCCTCCCTGCACCGGGCAGTTGCCGTAAGTATGTTGGCATTAATTACAGCCGACACGTCGGCGCGCTTGCTGGTAGCCGTTACCATACGCAAATGTGCATGGTAATTACTGTCGCACTCCACGTACGCTTTTATGTAGGTAGAGTCTGCCGGGCGCAACCGCCACATGGTATCAACCCGCGTGGTGGTTCGCTCCATTACAATAATACTGTCGTGCTTTACCTCGGTGGTGGCCACAATGTGCCGCGCACACGAGGATAAAGCAATACAGGTTAATATGCCGAAAATCACTTTCACGGTTATTCAGTTTTAGGGGTATCGTCGGCAGGTGGAGCTGGAGTCTCAGTTTTTCCATCACCTGAGTCCTCAGGTTTTTCCGATCCTGAATCCTCTGGCTTTTTATCCTGAGTTTTACCATCCTTAACCTTATCCTTTGCCTTGGCATCTTGAGTAGCTTTATCCTTGGGTTGTTTAGCCTTAGCGTCGGCCTCTGCCTTTGCTTTTGCCTTAGCCTCTGCCTTTGCTTTTGCCTTAGCCTCAGCCTCAGCCTTAGCCTTTTTCTGAGCAGCTGTCAGGTATATGTTTGCAGGATCGATACTAATCTCATCCAGCCATTTTGCAGTATCGAACGACGGGCAAGCCTTGGCGGCAAACTGGTTGTGTCCTCCAATAAGGATGGCCGGGTGTTTTTCGATCATCTGGTGGATGTAATGCTCCATAGCTTCGAGCTGTGCATCGGTGCGGGTGTCCTCAGGCTTTTCGCCGTTGGCATCCAACCCACCTACATACACGATATGACGGCTAATTCCGTTCATACCTACAGCTCCGTTGGTGAGTTCCCATGCCTCGATAACATCATCCTCGTTGTATGGTACAAGATTTTCGACGGTGCCGTCTTCGTGGATCATATCGGAATAGCCGACCTGTTTCCATCCACGCCCCTTGATATGCCAGTTTCGGATGTCATCCGAAGTAACTTTGCGACCTGCCGGGGTAGCAGTGCAGTGTATGATTAAAAAAGTAAGTTTTCCCATTATTTCCCTATGTTTTTGGTTTCTCTTCTAAGGAGTTTTACTTCGCATTCCAGTTTATGATTATGCTCGCTTAAGGCTTTTACCTCTGTCCGGAGCTTGGATAATTCGTCGCGGGCTTCCTGAAGTTCCGCCTTTAGGCTGTCCATTCCTTCGCGGTAAATGTCCACGATCTCCTTTACTGCTCTCACCTCATTCAGGTCGGCTTCTGATTTTACCTTTCGGCGGTTTACCAGGAATGTGGCGAATAGTGTTAATAAGGCACTGAATACGGCGACTAAAATTTCCTTCATAAAGCAAGTATCAATAGGGTGACCGGTTAGCTAGTCCGGTGAGGGCATCCGGTCACCCGTCAGAATTTTGATATATCTTAATCCAATTGCTGAGTGGTAATCAGGTAAAACGTTCCGCCCTTATAGATGAAGGTTGCGAGCTTCGTTTTAGCCGAGGTACCAGACAGTACAGGAGCTTTAAAGCCGGTGGAAAAGGTTACATTCCTGCCGGTGGCATCGCTTTTGGTAAGGATGAACAGGAATGCACCGTCGGCCAATCCCTTGTTTACCGAAATGGTAAGCGAAATAGCTTTGTCAAGCGTGCCGTAATCCACAAACGTCATGCGGTTGGTTACCACAATGGCGGTGTCGGTTTCGGCCTTGGTTACAAAGGTGCCTTTACCAAAGGGCCACGAGATATTTGACTGAGCTTGCACTGCAAAACTCGACGCCAGTAAAAGAACTGCTATAAAAATGTTTTTCATGATCGTATGATTAGGGTAAGGCAGCTATTAACTGCCTTACCTGGTTTAATTAGTTGGAAGAATCCTGGATGATTACGCAGATACCTTTCGAGTCTTCGCGTCTGATACGTCCACCCATACGAACGAGGGCCGAATAGATGTCGCCGTATTGCGTTGGGTTTCCAATATCTTCAAAGAATTTGATCTGACCTTTGGCACGCTCAACGGCTTGTTTCTGCCAGCACAATACTGCATCGTTGTCGGTAGCGGCTGCATCGGCTCCCGGATCTTTAACAACCGGCAGGGCTGCATTGGTGTAGGTTAATACCGAGCCGCGGCTCAGGATATTGAACCCGTACAGTTTACCGATGATACCATTCTGAGCGTCGAATGCTGCGCTAAAGTCGCGGTACTGGGTTTCAGTAAGGCTGTCGGTTAGCTGGTCGAGCATGTCGGCAGAAAAGAGTGCATAACGATCGTTCTTAGGAACACCGTCTTTATTGAGTTTCTTCTGAGCGAGCTTAAGATCGGTGGTCAGGAACTTTTTACGGTTACCGGTTGCACCATCCAGGTGAGCCAATATAGCTGCGCCGGTAGTACGTAACATACGTGCGGCGGTAGTTGGTGCCCAAGCGCGGAGTACCCAGTCGCCAATAGTTTCGTTAATGGCTCCCTGGCTGTCGGCGAGTACGCTCTGGCGTTTGTCATAGCTTAACTCGTAGTTCTCGGCGTTCTCGATCTTAATAGGATCGGAAGTATATTCGTCGAGCGGGTAAGTCACGTCAACGTCGGTACGTTTCACGATTTGTGCAGGCAGGTCGGTACGGTTTTTAACAACGGCAGGCGCGCCACCGGCGTTGGGTATGTGAACCACTTTCCCGGCAAGTACATACTGGTCGGCATTTACCGCGTAGTTCAGAAACTCGTTATCCTTGAAGATATTCTCTTCAATATCGCGCTCCCAAATTTCAACAGTAATGGCCATGAAGGTTGCTCCTTCAGGTTTTTGGACAAAGCTGGCTCCAAATAAACCAAGCCCCAGAAACGGGCTAATGAAAGAACCGATGGCAGTAATAAAGAGCACTGTCATCAGCGAACGAAGGGTTATTTTCCTTTTCATATCAATGAGGGTGTTTAAATTATTATTCGAGTTAACCCGGAAAAGGGGCGGGAGGCTAGGCCTGCACCGCCCCACGGCTCCGAGGGTGTTTTACAGTTTAGGCTCCTTACCGTATTCGGCTTTAAATAGAACCTTATATCGTTCCACGTCGTTAACCTTCATGGTGGCTAAACCGGCAGAGTCCTTTTGAGTCCAGTCTTTGAACGACCATTTGGCACGCTCTTCGCTTTCTTCGCCATCCTTAAGCTGATCCTTAATGAGCCTGCCTTTAGGCAATGCGTTAATGATAGCTTTACCGGCTGTGCGGTTGCTCTTAAGCATGTTCAGATAGTGAGCCTTCATCTCGTCGAGTGTGGCACCACCTTTAACAGCCTGGATGCGGCCATCCTTTACAGCGTCTTCAACGGTGTTCTTGTCTTCAGCTTCAGCCGCTGCGCTGTCTGCTTTTTCGCGGTCTTCTTTTTCTTGCTTTAACCTGGCGTTTTCAGCTTTCAGCGTGGTGTTTTCAGCTTCAGCGTCAGTTGCTCGTTTTTCGATTTTTTCAACTTCGCTGATTACTTCAGCTTCATCAGCGGTGTTACGGATTTTAAACCGTGCAAAGAAGTTTTTAAATTCCATGTTCTGTGGATTAAGTACGTTACTAAAAAGATTGTAAAGCTTGGAAGGATTGGTTTCGCTTTCGGGCACTTCAATATTTGGCCCGTCAAACACACCGTCCACCATTTTCAGGTCGCGGAGATCACCGGCACTTAACCAGTGATCTTTCCCGTCGAACCATTTGGCGGTGACATCATCCTTTAACATTCCCGTGCGTAGTGAGATGATATCTATTAGCGAGTTTTGAAGGTCTTTGGCTTCCTGGATGTATTGTTCCATTTCGGCGATATTACCAGCGGCAACACCTGAAATGGTATGAAACATAGTGCGCGAGTACTTATTAACATATAACGGTAAACCGCAAAATGCGATTACAGCAGCCATGGAAGCGGCCACTCCGTCAACATAAAGACTGATACTCATTTTGGAACTTTTCAGCGCGGCAATCATGGCAATGCCTTCGATTACGTCGCCGCCTTGCGAGTTGATATGCACCTCTGCCTTTTTAAAGTACATGGCTGCATAATCCAACTCCTCTACAAAATAGGCCGCAGGTAAACAACCTTCATCCGTGCCTATTACACCGTACAATAGTATTTTACAGGTTACATCGTCGAGCTGTGTTATGTTCTTGAATTGTTTCACGCGGTTAAGCTGTGTTAGTTTTGATTATTTTCAGTCGCAAAGATGCTGTATATATGCTATTCGCACCAAATCAGATATTTATCATACTGCCATAATGACACTATGATATGTCAATTTTACGCTATGATAAAAACAGGATTTGCAGGCAATGCCTTATAATATGCACCTTTGCCAATAAAAAAGGCCATGAACAGGCAGGAAAAAAAAGACTGGGCAAAGCTTCTCTACCTAAAGGATAATTTAACGCAAAAGGAAATATCGCAGAAAGTTGGCGTTACCGAAAAAACACTATCCAAGTGGGTGAACGAAGAGAACTGGGAGAAGCTGAAAGTATCCATCATTATTACCAAGGAGGAGCAGCTCGGCAGGCTTTACGATCAGTTGAGCGCACTCAATACCATGATCGTTAGCAGAGAGGAAGGCAAACGCTTTGCCGACTCCAAAGAGGCCGATATCCTTGCCAAGCTTTCGGTTACCATTAAGAACATGGAATCCGACATTGCCTTAACTGATGTAATTGAGGTAAGCAAGCGCATTGTTAACTGGATTCGTAAGGTCGACTTTGAGAAGGCGAAAGAGCTGACGGTAATATTCGACAACTACATCCGCGAAATCCTTAAAAAGTAAGTATGGCAATTACCCTAAACGATAAGGCCGCGATTAAAAGCTGGGACGACTACAAAAAGACGATCCTCGCCACTACCTCGGTCGATCATAACGAAACGGACGACGAACGCATCAAACGTATTGCACGGCTAGAAGCCGATCCGGAAGAGTGGTTTAAATATTACTTTCCTGTTTATTGCACCGCGGAACCTGCGCCGTTTCAAAAGGCAGGTACCAAACGTATTTTAACCAACGATCAATGGTACGAGGTAAGAGCATGGAGCCGGGAACTCGCCAAAACAGTAAGGGCCATGCAGGAGGATTTATACCTGGTATTGGTTAAAGGACGCCGTAATCTGCTGGAGGTATCCAACTCTTACGACAACGCCTGCAATCTGTTAGAGCCTTACAAAATTAACCTCGAAAGTAACCACCGACTAATTAACGATTATGGGAAACAAACGGGTTTATATAATTGGGAGAGCGGAAATTTCAAAACTAATGGTGGCGCATCTTTTAGAGCAATTGGAGCAGGTCAAAGTCCCCGTGGTACTCGTAACGAACAATCCCGACCCGACATCATCAATGTCGACGATATCGACACCGACGAAGAAGCCCGCAACCAGGATCGTATCAATACCAAATGGGATTGGATTGAAAAGGCCCTTATCCCTACCGTTTCCGTTTCGGGTAAGTACCTGATACGTTTCAACGGTAACATCATATCCAAGGATAGCACCATAGTAAAGGCAAGCAAAAAGGCCAGTTACTTCAGCGTGGTAAACATCCGCGATAAAAACGGCAAAAGTACATGGCCGGAAAAGAACAGCGAAGAGGATATCGATCGCATATTGTCATTTATCAGCTGGCGCGCTCAGCAAACCGAATACTTTAACACGCCTGTAGAGGATGGCGATATCTTCCACGAACCTACCTGGGACACCGTGCCGCCACTCAGTCGCTTCCGGTTCCTGGTAGCCTACGCCGACCCTGGCACAAGCTATAAGGATAAACAAAAGAAAGGTGTTTCTTTTAAAAGTATATTTTTAATGGGAGGGCTTAACGGCAAAACGTATATCATTGACGGTTTTTTGCAGCAAGTAAATAATGCAAAATTTGTGGATTGGTTTTATGAGATAGATAATATCGTTAATAGAAAAACTCAGGTTTACTATTGTTTGGAAAATAATTCTTTACAAGACCCGTTCTTTGAACAAGTTTTTAAACCTCTATTTGCTCAAAAGTCCATAGAGAAAGGCTTTTCTATATCGATATTTCCAGACGATCGCAAAAAGCCCGACAAGTTTGTACGTATCGAGGGTAATCTGGAACCAGCCTACCGTAATGGTCAGTTAGTATTCAACATATCCCAAAAGAATAACAACAACTTTACCACGCTGGTGCAGCAGTTTCAGGCGGTAAGCCCGCAACTAACCGCACCGGCTGACGGCCCCGACTGTATTGAGGGCGGCAAGTTTATTATTGATTCTAAACAGCGGGCCATGGCTCCATCGGACACCCGCGCAATACCACGTAACCATAAAAACCGCATGTAATGGCACGATTTATATCAGATGACGATTACAAGGCTTCTATAAAACAGGAGCAGCTCGACGCACTCACGCGCGAGGATGCCGCTATCGTTCCGCTCGCGGAAGATCAGGCAATCGAAGAAATGAAAGGCTACCTGTGCCAGCGTTACGATACGGACGCTATTTTCGGCGCAGCCGGTACCGCCCGTAATAAACTGATCGTGATGTTTTGCATCGACATTGCCTTGTACCACATGCACACCGCAAGCAATCCGCTTCGGTTTCCTGAGGCTCGCAAGGACAGGTATAAACGCGCCGTGGATTGGCTGGAGATGGTTCAGAAAGGCGAGATCATTCCGAGCGATCTGCCATTAAAACAGGATGCCACAGCCGGAACCCAGGGCGGAGCGAATAGTATTGCTTTTTTTTCGCAGACGAAACGGAACAACGCATTTTAACGACCCCCTCCCAGCCTCCCCCAATTAGGGGAGGAGTAGCCCCTCCCTAATTGGGGAGGGGTTGGGGTGGGATTAATTTAAACAGTATTTAAAAATCTTTCAAATATGGCCACACGAACTAAGAACGATCCTAAAAACCTGATTGTCCAGGTTACCCAGATAACTCAGGTAAACCGACAAAGTCAGGACATTGGGAAATACCGGAATGCTTTACGAAGTGCGGAAAGTGTTACCGTTCCAAACCGTACATCGCTTTACGATATCTACTTCGACATTGAAGACGATGCCCAGATTATAAGCTGCCAGCAAAAGCGTAAAGCTGAAATCCTGAAAAAGAATATCGTGTTCAGCCGTAACGAGCAGCCCGACGAGCAGATTATGGAGCAGATCAATTCCGATTGGTTTTTCAATTTTATGAACGATTTGCTAGACACCATCAGCTGGGGACACAGTGTTTTTCAGTTTTACAAAGTTGGCGACTGGATTAAATACGATCTTATCCCGCGAAAGAACATAAAGCCGGAAATGGGCATATTCTGCAAAACACAGAACGATTACAACGGTGAGCCATATCTTGACAATCCTTCTTTCCCGAATGTTTTGGAAGTAAAGTATTTTAAACGTTTCGGTTTGCTGAATGCAGCTGCTCCCTATGTAATTTATAAACGAAACGGTCTGGGCGATTATGCAGAGTTTGCCGAAACCTACGGCCAGCCTATGCGCGAAGGTATTTATGACGGATATGATGACGAGGTACGTAAAAAACTCATTTCCGATCTGACCAACGCCGGAAGAGGCTCCATATTCGTACATCCCAAAGGTACTGATGTAAATATTATCGACGATGCAAACAAATCAGGATCGGTGGACTTGTTTGACCGGTTAATTAAGATCTGTAACGACGAGATTTCTAAAATATACCTCTCCAATACCCTTACCACTCAACAGGGCGATAAAGGGGCCAGGAGCCTGGGCGAAGTACATAAGGAAGGCGAGGAATCAATAAACATTACGGATGATATATGGATTTGCAATATCCTTAATTTTCAGATGACCGACATATTTGCCGCGCTCGGAATTAATACCAAGGGTGGTAAGTTCAGCCTGGTTGAGAAAGAATCCAAAGACCTTACCAAAAAGGTGGCTATTGATGTTCAGGTTGCAAACCAGATACCCATCGGAGATGATTACTGGTACGAAACTTACGGCATTCCGAAGCCCGACAATTACGACGAGTTGAAAGCAGAATCCGAAGCCGCCAAAGCCGCCGCCGAGGCAGCAAAACAAGCGCAACCCGATCCTGCTAAACCAAACGATAAAGGTGTTAATCCTCCGCAGAATAAAGGCGTATTTCGTTTTTTTCGCTAAGCCCTGTTATACATAGATATCGGCAATATCAACAGGGCAAGCTTCACAGCCGGGTAGAACACAGCTACAATTGCGCGTGTCCGTATTGCGGGCAGATGCGCAACGAAGCCACTATTCCGTTCGACGAGATTGATGCGGAAGCCGAGCGCGTGGCCGAGGCTTTATACAACGGTACGTTCGAAGGTGCCATCGATGAGAAGATGGTGAAACTGATTGCCGAAAAACTGCTACAGGCAATTGAGGAAGGCTATGGGCAAACGTTCGACAGCGTTACCGAGAACACGCCCGATTTCGAGATGATGAAAAACCTCGAAAAGAATGTTTATCAATTCTCAGCCGCCAAGAACTACCAGCAGTTAAAAACGCTTACCCTTGCGCTTAAGGATAGCGAGGGCAATATCATCAGCTTTGCCGACTTTAAAAAGATAGCCGCACAGATCAACGACCAGTATAATAAGGTTTGGCTGCAAACGGAGTACGATACCGCGGTGGGATCGGCACAGATGGCCGGTAAATGGGTATCGTTTGCCGCAGAGGCCGTACTCGAATACGCTACCGCAGGCGACGAACGCGTGCGAGAGAGCCACGCCCTGCTCGATGGTATTCGTAAACTCAAAACGGATGATTTCTGGAATAAGTATTACCCGCCTAACGGGTTCCGGTGCCGCTGCAACGTAATTGAATCGACCTCAGATACTGAAACGCCTGATGGCGAAATTCAGAAACCACCGGTACCGGAAATGTTCCAGGTTAACCTGGCTAAGCGCGGACTGGCATTCCCGCCGAAACATCCGTATTATATAGGCGTTCCCAAGTCGGTACTAAAACAGGCAAGCTGATGAGCGTATCGGTAAACTACAGAGGCCGCAGGCCCACCGACGTGGGTAAACGGGTAACCAAAGCGCTTACCGTGGAGGTGCCCAACAGCATTAAGCGCACCGGCCTTGCCTGGTTTAACGCCAGCTTCAAAAACCAGGGCTTTACCGACAACGGGTTTCAGCCGTGGAAACCGCGAAAGAAAGAACAGCGCAGGGTTTTCCTGGGCAGCAAACGTCGGTTTAAATCCAATGCCCCAGAAAACAGGGCTATACTTATAAAAAGCGGCAGGCTTTGGCGTGGTAACGATGCGATGATATTGCCGGGCGTGGTTCGATTTTTCAACCGTACATTATACGCCGAAGTGCATAATAATGGAGGAAGGGCAGGCCGCAGGCTTGCAGCTTTAATACCTCGTCGCCGGTTTATGGGACGCTCTCAAATGATGATTGAAGAAATGAGGCGCAACTCGCGCCGTATAGTGTTGGATTCTTTAAAAACATAGATTATGGATGAGCTTTATTCGTATATCCTGGCACGCCTGGAGCAGGTAGCCGGATTAAATTTGATAGATATAGACTGGGGCCAGCTCGACAGCGTAAGCGAAGATTTGAGCTACCCGGTGTTTTTCCCGTGTGCCCTGGTGGATGTGGTAGATATTCCGTGGCTGCGTTCCGGTACCGCCTTACAACCTGGCGAGGCAACCGTGCGCATAAAGATCGGCATTCAGATGACGGACGACACGAATAGTGGCAGCGGAACCCAGGCGAAAGCACTGGCACGGTTGGGGATTGTTAAGGAAGTTCACGATTGTGTGAACCTGTATGCGGCGGGTAAGTTCTCGAAACTAATACGCCTCCGTACACAGATTTACAATGTACCCGGAGGCGTTAAAGTGGTGCAGGTGGATTATACTACGGATGTGGTGGATTAGTTGGATGCAATTAGTTTTCCTTTTGCTTCAAATAAGCTGTCCAGCAGTGATTGATTTTCGGTGATGATTGTCTCAATTCGGGTTTCGGAAATGAAGAATTCTTCGGTGGAGAGTTTGTTGAGTACGTCGTCGTAGCGTAGGCGTTTGGTTTCGTACCAGTAATAAAAGCGGCGAACGAGGCGTTCGTCGCGCAGTTTAATAAGGTCGGCACTACGGCCTTTTTTCATTTTTACGGGTGATTGTTCGAGTGTACGCATCGGGAGGAATATTTGATGCAAATATATAAAAATTCGCGATTTGCGATTATTGCAAAACTAAAAAAGCCAGCACGAAGGCTGGCTTTTCATCAAAAGTTCATTTTTACAACCTTGGCTTCCTTTTTTGGAGGACGGTATAAATCCAAAAGGTCCTGAAGTGTTTCTATATTTAGCTCCTGTGCCCATAAAGTTTCGTCTCTAATGCACAAAAGTTTAATCAAACATTCGCGGCTCAGGGTTTCGTATTCGGCAGGATCAGCTTGTATCATAACCGGCCTCCTTTCATCAGTTTATCGGATATACTAAGCCGTAGTTCCTTATCGTCGATGCGGCATACATCGGCCATAATATCGAGCAGCCTGTCGGTAGTTAACCGGTTGTGGTTGCGTTTGGGCGATTCGGGCAGCGCAGGCAGCTTTTGCCCCATTACATTAATAATTAAATCCTCGGCCCAGTTGCGGAACATTACTGCGCGGTCTGTTTTAATAAAGAAACCCAAACGAACAATACCGCGCTTAGTCCACAGAGTCTGATGGGGTTGCACCCCTTTAGGAAGGGTGTTTAAATATTCAACGGCCTTGACAAAGTGTTTACCTTCAATTAATTCGGTTTTGTTTAGGGATGCGTGTGATCGGAGAGTGCCATCTGTCAAACCATAACCTTTAGCTACGGTTTGAGTAGTCATTAAAAACTCATGGTTTGAATCCGGGAGGATTGTAACCGTCAAACCGTCGGTTACGGTCAAGCTCATGGCTTGTTTTTCATTCTTTGTGTCGGACATGACAAAAGTTTTAAGTTAAACAATAAAAAAACCAAGGGTGTGTCCGACAATTATAACGCGAGGCGTTAGAATCCGGGTATCCTTTCGAATACCGCCACCCTTGGCATAGCCTTGTTACCTTTTCTATTGGATATGCCCCTGTATGTTATAATTATCGGACAGGAGCAAAATTAAGAAAAAAAATAAAAAATCAAAATTTTAACGATAAGGGTTTTCATGACCGCATTGAGGACACTTGAAAAGTGTAATTTTCTGGTCAATTTCCCTTTGATAACCACATTTCGTACATTTATAAAGCCAGTACGTGACGTTCTTTTCTTCCGGAAGGCTGAAAGCCCATATTAGTGCACCTATCCATCCGATTATTGTCCACCCTAATAATAGATTAAGCAGGAAGATTGCAGTTGCCTGTTTTGTTTTAATTCCGGCAATGGTCGGAATAAAGTAAAGCGCGATAATTAGTAAAATTAATAGTGTTCCCATTGTTGTAATTTTTAGTTAACTGAAGGAACTAAAATATAAAATTTTGGTAAATTCTAACATTAATCGACTCCCTATTGCCGTAATGCGTGGTAAAAGCAACATTACGGTTTAGGATTAGGGCGAGCCGTATGCCGGTATCGGATCGTGCATCTATCCAGGTGTAGGTGGTGGAATCGCGGCGGGTGGCGGGGCCGTACTTGGCGATAAGCGCGGCGAGTTTATCGGCAAAGGCTGCGGCGTAGTAAGTGGTGTTGTAATAAACCTCGGCCACGGTTTGCAGCGAGTCGTTGCTGAAGTAATAGTTTACCGATACGTTGCCGGTGCGGTACTCGCACCGGTCGGCATCGGCATAATACAGTGGCAGGGTTTCGGAGGTCATAACCTTGGCCATGGAATCGCCCCAGGAGGATTGCTTGTAATTGTAGTCGGGCACTATTGCGGGCTCCGGCTTTTCCTTGGTACAGCTAAACAGCAGTACGGTTAAAATGATGATGATGTTTTTCATGTTTACCAATGTTTTTCGATCCATACTTTTTTACAAATGGTGCAGGTGTGCACCGTAAAGGTTCCATAATAGCAGCTGTCTTCTTCCTTGCGCACCTGCGTAGGTGGGTGTTTGCAGTTGTCCTGGATAAGTTTAACCGAAATTGAATGTATAACAGTATCCAGTGGCTGGTAGTGGTGTTTTGCCTGCACTGCTTTGAGGTCGTTGAGGAGTTCGAGGGTGTTCATCAGAGTTGAGCCTCCATACATTTACCACACGCACCAAACTCAGCAACCAAAGGGTGGTTGTTTCCGCAGGCGCAGGTGGTTGATTCAGCTTCTCTAAAATAAAATGTTACTGCATGCCATCCCCAATCCTGATCAGAATCACCATCATTATTTTCATCGCAAAAGAGGATTACGTCTTCTTTATTTTCAAAGGCTCTTTCAATCTCCGAGTTGTGTTCAACGGCTAAAAAGATAGTTTTTGATTTCATAATTGTAGTTTTTAGTATTTCAAATCCGTCCAGTGTATTAACTTCCCTTTAAAGCCATCAGCAAACCATAGCCAGAATTCAACAAGGTTTTCAAAGCCATCGTTCCAGGCTAATTGCTGCACTTCATTGGCGTTTAATTCCCTGCCGTCTATTTTTACAACAATTTCATGCAAGTACTCTGAGTTCCTTATTATCTCAATATCCTGCACCGATTTGCAAACCTCGTGTTTAAACAGGTTGTACTTTTTAGTTCTTACACCCGTGGCCATGTGCATTATCCTGCCAGCCTTCCAACGGTTGTGTTTATCCTCGCGGATGGTGTGTATTTTGGTACCCTCAAAAATTGGGTTAACAAAGCGTTCTTTAAATGGTATTATCATTTTGAGTGAGTTTTAAGTTATTAGGTTTGAATAAATCTAACTGACGGACATGATTTTTAAACCGCAGGTTTTGGGAGTCGTAGTATATTTTATCTATTTCCACACCACTAAAATTTATATCCATATCAAAACATACAATCCTTTGACTTCCGGATCCCATGTGAGTATCGAGTATATGATCACCTTTTGCAGCAAACCGAGATAGTAGGTACTTGTATATTTCAAAAGGCTTCTCGGTGGGATGGATCCGTTTTTGATTTTTGTTTTTATCGGGATTCATCGTTAACCCATCTTTGAAAGATTTCCCCTGCATCATTCCTGACCACATATAGTAAAAAATTTCAGTTGGTATAGGAAACGAAACCCATATCAGTTCACAATCATTAAAACTTGTGGTGTTGTTTACCTTATCCCATATTATCCAGTTTGTAGGATGCTCTTTAATAAACTGGTCGTATTCGTCGCGCCTTGGAGTTTTAAAAGTGGATCCTGAAACTATTGAAAAGTAGTTTGCTCCAAATATGATTTGATTACGTGTAACCCTTCTGAGTTCGATAAAATATTCATCGTTCGTCTTTTCCTGGTACCATAAAGCATTATGGTAACTTTTACTCTTGGTTACCTTACCTCTGCTTTTATTATTTCTGTGGCTATTCCCGTCTATTCCATAAACAGGATCCACACATCCAATTGTAAAGAATTTGGTTGGGAATGCAGGCATATACTCCATGCAATCCATGTTGTAAACTTTACTTATAGCACTCATGCCGCCTCCTTTACCTCTTTACCCTTGCACTTACCCGTGTGGCTCCTCTTGCTGGCTTCGCTCTCGAAAGTTTGGCCGCACTTCTCGCAGGTGCAGGCGGCTTCAATTTGCTGCTTAAATTTTCGCAGTTGGTGCAGTTCGGTTTTACATTGCTGTAATTCGTTTTTTTGCTCGCTTATTGTATCGTTAAGTTGCTGCAAGTAGTCTTTAGAATCTACCATTTTAAAGTGCAGGTTTCGGCACTCTGCTGTAGCTTTATTCAAATTTGCTTCACTCTGCTGAAGCTTTGCACGAACTTCTTGAAGCTCTGCACGAGCTTCGTCCAACTCTCGTGTACGGTTCAGCAGCTTGCTGTTTTCGTAGCTGCGCTCTGCTGCCATGCGGGCAAAGTAGTAGATGGATATGGTAAACATGAGACTGTAAATAATTGCCGCCATAAAGCGACCGTACTGGCCGTTTTGCCAGTACTCATCGAGCGGGTAATAGATAAGGCTTAGGGCAAACAGGCAAAGCGTGTACACGAGTGCGAAGTTCTCCTGTCCTTTGTTCACCAGAACGATAATGGACAGTTCGATGATGATTACTACCAGGATGCTGTGCCACCAGTTTTGCTCGTATGTTGGGAACAGGTGCCGTGCAATAATGTAATGCACGTACGCCAGGTGCTCAATATTGTTAAGCATTACCAGGGCGATAACTGCCATAATCCAGAATTGAGCCGTTTTAATGGTATTTAAAAAGCTTTTAAACATGGTTTTCGGTATTAGGTTGTTTGGCAATTTTCATATACTTAAGCGACCGGCGCAGGCTTTTGAAGTAATACAGCACCCCGGCGAAATCGAATTTGTAATACCACAGGCGGGCGCGGTGCACGTGGTCAATTAACTCGCCTTTGTTGTCGAACATAGCGGGTATTTTACCGGCAGCATGGTCGATGTAATCCATTACCAGCCACTTTTTACCGTCGTACTCCACTTTCTGGTCGCGCAGTACCTGGCGGCTCCTGGTGGTGCGTTTAAGGCGGTTGTACTGGTACCAGTTAATGAGATTTGATTTGAGTTTTCCTAAGATCATGACCATAAATTAATTAATAAGTAATTTTTAAAATGAAATAAAAATTCATCCTCTGATCCTTCAGATGTAAGCGGTTTTAGCAAAACGGAACCTTTTTCGTTAAGCATAAGTCTTTTCCATTCCCATTCCAGCATTGTCTTGTCAGAAGTTTTTACATCAGGATGTAAAGGATAAGCAAAACCGAATTTTCTAGCGATTACGGTCATCAGGTTGGCTTCAATTTCCTGATAAATTGGCATCCTTTCCTTAATAGGTTTGGGCATGTCCATTAAGTAAGCCTCGCTTGCATCATGGAGTAGTGCCGCCATCTTAAGCTCATTTTTTACAAAATAGCTGCTTAGGATGCAGTGCTGGGCTACCGAGTAAAATTTCGGAAGATGCCCGGCAAACCTTGGCATAAATGAAAGCGAATGAGCTATATCCTCGATACAGATCATTTCTTCTGTAGGTTCAAAAACGTTCATGTAAATTCCGGTGTACGTTCTTATACAATCTTTTGTGTATAGGTTTTCGTTACTCATCATTAAATCGTTTATATTTCAGATAGCGTTCAGGATAAAGTACCTCGTGGTTGTGAGTGTCGCAAAAGTATTTATACCGCTTAATCATGGCTATGGCTTTGGCCTGTTCGTCCTTTTTTAGCTTATTCCATTCCATCTCGGCGCGAATCTTGCCTTTTTTGTAGTCGTACTCTTTCCAGAAGCGTTCCCAGGTGATGTCCTGAACTTCCTCGATGTGGCCTTTTTTGCCACGCAGTAAGAGCAATTGCTCAAACCTGAAAGGGAATTGAGCAGGATCGTAGATCACATCCTTTTGCGGTTGAGTGAGATTTGCCTTGTTTTCGAACTTGATGAGCCGCTCGGTGTCGTCATATCCAAATATGAGCGAACCGTCCATCAGTGGGGATGTTAGAATGAATTCTCTCATGAGTTAACGATTAGTTTTTTTTCAATGGATTCAACCTTATTCCTGAAATTACGGTCGGTTTCCCTAAGGTTGTTTACAGTTTTGCAGGCCGACATTACTGTGGCATGATCGAAACCTCCCATTTCCATACCTATGTATGCGTAGGAAGTCTTAGCGTGTTTGTATGAAAGAGCCATAGCAATCTGGCGGTTTTCTACAATAGTCCTCTTACGTGTGCGCTTGGTTAGTATCGTTTCGGGTGTGCCAGTTTCGTAAGAAACCAAACGCCGGATGTAATCGACAGTGACCAGTGGCTTAATCTCGATGGTTTTGTTATCATGGATAACCCTGTTAACATGAAACCTAACCCCGCAGGCTTTTAAAAAGCGGAATAAGGCCGTCATGCTGAACATCCCTGTATGATACTCTATTGTTAAGGTTACTCTCATGGCCTTTTACTTTGATTGTTCGAAAAGGCTTTGCGAGGTGGCATCAACCTGGGTTAAACACTCTTTCACCATGGTATCCACTTCGCGTTCGAGCTTTTTGGCCCTGTCCATGGCTGCAAACTGCTTTGTTCTGAAATACTCATTTTGCGCCTGGCGCATCTCCTGTACTTTTGTTGCAAATTCTTTAATGTTAATCATATACTTGGTTTTAAAAATGGTTTGCACCTGTCCGGGTCTCGAACCCGGAAGAATGCCGTTCAGGTATTATTTGCTTTTGTTATTTTGTCAGGGAAAAAGCCAAAATCAGTGCATTTGATGCAATCCATAACCTTAATTGTTAAGTCTAAATCAGGATTGTCCTTTTTTGTAGCTGCAAAAAGTCTTCTCTTCGTTTCCTCCTGAGCCTTTGGTGCATTTTCTGAAACATATAAGCCATTATAAAATTTGGGCTTATAACCTTTGGGTGGTTGAACTTTTATTCTTAAATAATAGGTATTCATTTTATTAAGAGTTAGATTCTACTTTACAATCTGGTAAACTCTTCTTTGCCGTATCCCGTTGAAACTTGGTCGGGTGGTTGGCAATAAGCTTGTCTATGGTGTTGTTCAGGATGGTTTCGTCGGCATTGGTAATGCCGTCGTGCCAGTCCTGTGCTATGGTCTTTTTCCGAAGTACGTGTTTTTTACCTCGGGCCTGTACTTTTAGCAGGGTGCCGCCTTGTTTCAGGAATTCTTGTTTTTCTTTGCTATTCATGGTTTTACAATTTTTTAAGTTAAACCGGCAGTCTGTCACAGGTGGCCGGTTCTGGAATTATCGAGTGTTATATGTCTGTATATTTTAGTGCAACCCGGCGCATCTTATCGCCTTCTTTCACGTCGATGTAATACAGGCGGTTGCCGGGTTCGTTGCGGATGGCCTTGTCGAACAGGTCGACAGCCTCTACAAACAGCTCCCATCCTTCCACCTTCGAACGCTCGGCGGTTGCCTTCTGGGCGCGCAGCTCGTTCACCGATGTTTGATCGATCTCGCCATTGTTCTTGTACATAAGGTTGTCGATCATGCCGCGCAGGAAGGCAAACTTTTTAGAGTCCTTTTCGTTGGAGTCGAACACCTTGAAAAACTCTTCGAACTTGGCCTTAACCATGCCCACGTATGTTTTATCGAATGTTAGGCGGGTGGTTGTCTTTAGGTTAATCACTACGCTCTTATCGTAAGCCGAAAACGTGAGCGATTCGGGGCGCGGAATGCGTTCGTGTTCCTTAATCTGAGCGTCCTTTAACTTGGCCTCGAATACGGCAGTTTGAGCGGCGTCCATAGCCTCGTTGAGTAACTTTAAAGCCTTTTCGGCTTTCAGAGCCAAACCGACAACGCGGTTCGCGTGTTCGTCTTCCACCTTGAAAACGGGGTTTATGGCCCACGTTTCAATGGAGTTTCCTTTACTGTCTGTCCAAACTTTTCCTTTCTGTCTCATTTATTTGATGTTAAAGTGTTCGTTTATGGAGTCGCGCAGGTCGGTTAAGGTGGTGATGCGGGTTTGAAAACGCATGTACGTGGCTTTGTCGTTCTGAAACTTGTTTCGCATGGTGATTAACCTGGTAATCTCTGCGAAGATCAATCCCTTAACCTCGGCAATGATCTTATTCCTGATGGGTCTAAAGATGAATTTTAGCATGTTATTTGAGTTGATAAAGTTTAACTGTTCCACTGGCGATTCTATTCAGCATTCCTTCGCCGCCACAGAAGGTGCAAGGTTTTCCGAGCATGTATTTAGTTCCGTTGCAATAGCCGCAGATAACTATTTTGGAGTTTTCAAAATCCTGCGTGTGAATAACTTTAGTTTGAGGTTCCGGCATGGTCTTCGGTATTAGAGTTTAACAATTCGTTACATAGTTCCTGGTAGGTTTTCCGGTTGTCGATCCACGACGGGTGATTATCCTCGTGGGTTTTAAACCATTCTTCGAGCTCTTTTAGTTTCGCGCGGAGTTCTTGATCTGATGCCATGGCTTAATTCGAAAAGGTTTGAATGGCGATCTCCTCAGACGTAACCAGGTTGATGGTTTTAACCGTATTCGCTTTTTTGCTGAATTCGTAATACAGGTCGCGCAGGCGCGATACGGGTATGCGGTTGAAATCGTCGTAACCGGTAGCACGGCAGGCAATGCCTTTAATGATTGGGGCGTTGTCTTCCTTGTTAATCGATCGCAGCCATGAGCCTACGGCAGCAAGTACGCGCTTGCGCCACTGATCGGGGCCGCTTTCGAGCGAGTTAATAATTTCGAGCAGCTGCTTTTCGGTCAGGTCTTTGGACGATTCCACCTTATAAGCGGCTAAAATGGCGTCCTTTTCTTCCGGTTTCATTCCTCTTATAGTGCATAGGGTATGAAACTTTTTGAGCAGGCTTTTTGAGCGATTTTCGATATCTGTTTTCATGATTGTATAAAATTTAGATTCCATCCCAATATTTGAAGGCTTCTTCGGGCCATATTACAAAGGGTTCACCTCCGCCATATCTGCCAACCGGAAAAGCCTTGAAGCCTTCCACGTAAACAACCACGTACGCATCGTACTGGATGCTTTGAGCTACCGAGCCGCGAGGGTCTTTACCATTGGCGTGCGATAGGATGATGAAAAGCTTGTTGCGAAAGCGGTCGATTAACCTGGTATAGTCGGCATATTTAAGGCCGGAGTACTGCACAGAGTCGATAACCACAACGTTTGCGCTTTTTCGCTTTTCGAGGCGTGTTATCAGCTGGTCGATGGGCTCTTTATCCAGGAGGATGATGCGACGTTTCACATCGTTCATACCTACCTCTTCGAAAGCACGGCGCATGGAGAAACTGGCGCCCTCTTCGAGACTATCGTAAACTACCTTACCGAATTTGGTTAGGTATTTGCATAGCTGGAGCACAAAGCGGGTTTTCCCGTTCTTGCGGGGGCCGTAAACAAGCATGGATCCACGCAACTCCGGGCAACCGAAAGACTTTTCCCATTCGCCTGTGAACGGCATTACTTTGTGCCGGGTATTTAGCAACTCGGATACTGATATAGCGCGGTCTTTGGTCTTGGTAGTCATCAGGCGGCTGGCTTTTTAAGGTTTTCGACAATGTGTTCGGTCTTAATCAATCGCATGAGGCGGCGCAGGTCGTCAACGAATTCGCGCATGGCCGGACGTGCGCCCGATTTCGTTTGAACCGTTGTTTGTTTCTTCACTTTTTCGAGCTGGCTCCAGATGTAGAACTGACGCTCCGGGTCGGTTACCTTGTTGGCTTCGCAAATAGCGTAAACATCGGACTCGGAGGCACCGGAAAGGTGAATAAACGAACGACCCAGGCGGCTATCTAGCTCATCGTAGCCCTTACGCTTGAATTCCACGCCTTTTTTAATCTCTTTTTCGAGATTTTCAGTACCAGCAATCACACATCCGAGGCGTTGCTCCGTGCGGTTATATATAGGAATAAGCGTGCGCAATGCAGATGGTTTCAGCTTATCGGCCTCGTCAATGATCAATACAGGTTTCTGAAGGCTCAAATTGTTCAGATAACTGCATACAATCTCAGTTAACTGGCTTATGGAGTAGTTACCCTTTACAGGGCCGGTGGTCTTTTCGATGAGTTTCATGAGGAATTGCTTACCTGTCCATTCCTCGGCCTGAATAAAGATTACCGATCCGCTCTTGTCGCGGTTAAAAAGGTCGGTAAGAGTTTCGGTTTTTCCGCTTCCGGCTTTGTTCGAGATGGCAAACCACATGCTTTCGTCCTTCGCCTGGGTGAAAACTATTTGAATCTGGCGATAATTTGCGATGTTGTTAACCGTAACCCACTCGCGTTGCTTGTATTCGAGCGCGCTGGCAATGGTTTGATCGAGTTTCTCGGTGTTGGCACCGTATTTTCCGCTGTGCCACAGACTAAGCGTTGATACGCTGATGCCGATCTTTTCGGCGACCTTACTCTGCGAGCCAAGACGCTGAATCCAGTCGTCTACGTGTCTGATTAATCCGTTTCTGTTCATTTTAGTTGTTTTTAAAAGGTTATTAAAAGTTTTTGCGAATAAATTCCAGTGGATCATCTATCACCTCCTCGTCACCGGTGATATCGGGTAATTGTTGCTTAACCGGTTCCGGTTCGGGTGCCTCGCGAAGGGCATTGCGGTTGTCTTTGTGCTGTCCGCGGGAGTCAACCAGTACCAGTTTTGCAAGGGTGTTGTTAAGTTGAGGGTTACTTCCGAATAGCTCAGTAACTGTGTTTGAGGAGATGGCGCGGCGATTGATGATTGCGCCTTCCAGGTTCTTGTTAAAGGCATTAACCTCGGCCAGTGCTTTGGCGTCGCCTTCCTTACGCTCCTTAAGTGCCATCGGCTGCTCGTACTTTTGAGTAAGCATGAAGCGAAGCGTGCTGAGTTCGGTAATCTTACCGCCTTTTTTATCGGCATTAACAGCGAGTACCTTGGTAAGGTCGGTCGGGTCGTATTTTACAATCCAATCCACGTACCCGTAGTTTCTGAATTGCGGGTCGAAACAGTCGAACGAATAATCGCGGCCTTCGATGGTAGGTAATAAGCCAGCACCTTGCAGTTTATTGGTAAAGCCTGTTGTTTTGCCGAAAAGAAGTAAAAACATCTCGTCGGTGAGCGTTAACCGATCCTCGGCGGGCATCGAATGCCATGCAGCGATGTATTGTTCGCGTTTTGCAGCGCGTTCGGTCTCGATGATGCGTGCCAATTGATCAAAACAAGTCTGTTCGTCCGGGAAACTGTGGCGAATGGTGTTCAAATAGTCGGCATTCGGCTGTTTATTCTTATCGGCGGTGATACCGTAACCCGACCAGTTGGGCATCAGGTGGCAGTATGTTTTGTTGAGATAAGCGAAATATGGCTCTACCACCTTGGCTTTTGCGTTCTTTACTCGCGCGGGTGTGTACGTACCCGATACGTTTTCGTACATATACTTAAGCGTACCCTTGGCGTAATTGTCGCTTTGGAGCTGGTGCGGCTTGTATCGGCCTCCGAATAAGTCCTTAACATGGTTAAGCGCATCGAGTACGGCAGCCTGAATAAGTTCGGGCGTTTCGTGCGTGCCAATGGCATAACCTACAGGATATTTTGTACACGGATCGAGCACCACCACGATGGTGGGCCGGTTATGATATGTTATAGTGGTACGGCCTTTATTGTCGCGGGTCTGTTTTTGATACAGTAACTCAGCATCCCAACCGTCGAGTGTCCAGAAGTACAGCGGAGCAGTTGGAGCGGTGCGCTTAACCTGCATTGCGATGTTATTGCGGTGTGAGGTTACACCGTGTCGACCTGCATACGTGTCTAGGGTTAATTTTTTACGCCAGTTGGCTATGGTTTTCTCTGCAATCTTGGGCCATCCCATCGGCTCGGCAACCATATTGAAAAGCATGAGCACCTGAGTGTCGTCAAGGTTGCGGTGATCGTTGAAAAGCTCGCGGAGTAAGGCGGTTTTCTTATCGTCGTTAACCTTAAGGCTGTTTGTATTGCCTTCGTTCTTGTGAATTAGCGAGTAATAGCCCTCTTTTGCGTATGTTTTGTACTTGCGTTGCAGGGCCTTCCAATTGGAGGGTAAAGAGTGTTTAAAGCGTGTTTTGTCGAGTTCATTGATGATAACGGACATCTTTTCCCACATTTTGGTGGTTTTACCGCCTAAAGATTTGTTACGGGGAGCCCTGTTTGTAACCAGGTGGCGGCAGGCATTAAGTATAGATGCGTTCGTGCAGTATTCCGCAATCTTACGGGGTTCGAGGTAGGAGCCGTCTGGCTTCTGATATTCGCTGAAGTAGGTAAAGGCTTCGTTATCGTTATCTATAAGGCTCTCGAACTGGTCGTGTTTTGTGGTTTTATAAGGATCGCCGCATTTTTCAACGACGATTGCTTTAAAGCGGTCAGGAATACTGTCATAAGCGATAAGGGCGGGAGTTCCGAGACAGGCCCGGCGCACTACTTTAACTTTACCGCGGCTTATGAGCTGATCGTAACAACTTTTGCTCATAATACCACCCTCATGATAAAGCCAACCACCCTCGACGCACAATGTATTATTGAAGTATTCCATGTAAATTAGAAAAGAGAAGTAATACTGAGAGTTAATGAAACGCCTGCGACAACCAAACATGCCACAGCAACTAATCCGGCAAGGATGCCGAAACATGCAACCATGAATTGAAGGGTAGACACCCGATGTTTAATAGCTTCCATTTTGTTTTGTATAAAAATTAGTAATTAGGACTCGGCTTCTTGCATTTTGCGAACTTCCTGGTTCCGACTGGCGAGTATTGTCTTACCCATTTGAACCACTTGATCGTTGTGGCGTTTCCCGTCGAATATCTTTTTAATATAGGAGTAACTCAGATTTAGAGTCTTCGCGATCATTATCTTATCGCCGAAAAGCAGTTGGTCACCTAAAATCTTGTTTTCGGGGTAGCTATAGGTGCACCAATAATTTTTTTTGCCATTCGATTCTTTTTTCATATATCTTTGTGTCTCATTTATGACACAAATATAAATCGCAATTTGCGAATATGCAAGAGAAAAAGTCACAAAATGTGAATTTTATTTTAGATCGTATCAAATCCAAGCTGGGATTAGATACTGACCTTGCTCTTGCTAAGTTTTTGGAGGTTAAGCCGAATACAATAAGCTCCTGGAGGAGCAGGAATACTCTGGATTATGAATTAATAATCGCAAAATGCGATAAACTTGATTTTAACTGGCTTTTTTCGCAAAATGCGAATATTGAATACGAAGAATATAAAAGTTCATTCCTGGTCGCCGACAACCAGGAGCAATACCATAATAAAGGAGCCCCTCCCGGATGCGAAAGCTGTAAGGAAAAGGATAAACAATTACTTTCCAAACAAACTACAATAGAAGCCTTGCAGCGAGCGTCGTTAACGCAGTCAAAATATATAGAAGGCCTTGAAGAGAAAATCGAAGAGCTCACCGAGGGTGGTGAGAAAAAAAAGAAAGGCAAGCTAGGTTGGGTTATATACATAAGGAGTACATCCGAGCAAGAATCTGACGTTGTAAAATACGTAAGCATAATTTATGCTTTATTAACATCAGAGTTATTCGATGGATTTATCGATATTTTAACCGATTTTATATGTTAA